TGACAAAAATGCGTCATCCAAAAAATTGTCATGCGTCATCTGCGCAGCAGGCTGTGCCGCAGGTTGGAACGAAGCAGTTTGCAAAGGCATCGCATCATTCATCATGCCTGCAGAAGCATATTGATTTGCTGGCGCAGAATACAAAATAGGCTGCACAGGTCGAGCCTGCATGGGCGCAGCTTCTCCTTGTGGACCTCCAGGCAAACCCGCTCGCGGATCACCTTTCCATCCGTGCCACGCGCCCCATCCATGAATTTTCGCTTCATTCAAAGCAAACTGTATCTGCGCATCGACAGTTCGCGGATCACGAGCATCTAAACCCGTAACTTGCGTAAACGTGTCTCCAAGGCCGCCGACCTTGTTCCCGCCACCAGCTACATTTCCATAATGCAACTGAAAAGGCCCGAAAGACGATCCTTGATCTCCAGTATATCCGTAGAGTCCTTCGCTTTTGGCAACTCGCAGAGCAATTTCAGGATCGACGCCAATTTCAGTCGCATACTGCTGAATTTTACCAGCCACGACTCTTGGATCGTAAGCAGAGGCAAATGCTCTGCGATCAACAGGCATGTCAACCATTATTTACCCTCCGGACTCGGCAGCACCACTTCACCATCTTTCGTCAATTTAATCTGACCTTCTTTATACAATCCTTTTTCCACCAGTTTATTACGAAGTTTATTCGTAAAGAAACTCTGGCTGAAGGAGTCGTCATGGGTCGGATGGGAAAGACTGACTTTGCGATACTGTTCCAACGCTGCAGCTTCGACTTTTGCGATACGTGCAACACGGCGCATATCATTCATCATGCGCTCAATCGCAGGTGTGGGAGTGTCCAAGCCGTAGTTAGCTTTAAGCATGGTGTCGAGTTCAAAGTTCGTAAAGCGACCTTGACCCCCAATAGCTTGTTTAAGTTGTTCAAACGTGTCTTTAGCCAGTTCTTTGCGAAGTGCTGCTGCCGCTGACAAGGCTATAGTAGAATTTGGCGCATCCACAAGAGCGCGCACTAATGGATTTTCTGCACCGCCCGGTAACACACCACTTGCAAAATTAGCAAGTTGCATTTTCATATCACGAGTCGGACCCTGCTTGAACGTCGAAAACAATTCTTCTTCATTTTTAAGTTTTGTTTCCAGACTGTAAGCCAGAGAAGCATTACGAGCAGAGTCTTTCTCCGCTTCGTTCATCCAGCCTTTACCCTCTTTATATTCAAGATAGGGCTTTTGCCGAGCAGCTTCCATCGGGGCCATTCCAGTTTGAATAGCGCCGCGAGGAACACCAGTGGTGGCAGGAGGAGCCGAGGGTGACTCCTCCTGCCCAGCAGGAAGTTCGGAACGAGGAGCCGACGTTCCTCTTTCTGCTGTTTCTTCGGGCAGAAGGGCTCCCCCTTCCACACCCGGACCCGGAGGCAACATTCCTGGGACCCGAGCCTTTGGAATGGAATAAGGAACGCCTTCCGGTGTGATGCCAGTAACCTGCTCGTAGCGTTTTTCCATCGACTGCATCGTGTTCGTAAGTGTCGCTTGAGCAGTTGTGTTATATTGCCCTAACATTCTGAAAAGAGCGTCACGATTGTTTTTAGTGCCAACAGGACTACCTGTTAATCCTTGCAACATCACCATCGCATCTTTTTCATTATCGAAAACTTTATTAGCAACTAAAGTGCCGACATATCCTGCAATATCTGCATCTGTTGTCGTTTTTCCTTCGGCCATTTTTTGAATATACGGCGCAGCAGAATTGCCCATGATGTCAAGTTTAGCTTTTTCGTTCGACAAACGCTGCCCTGCAGTTCTTGCGTCGATTTCCCCGTTTTCCAAAAGCATATGGTAAACGTCGCCGACAGCCAAAGCGGCGCGAGGGTCTTTGGCAACACTTGCTATAAAGTTATAGTTATCCAATCTGCCTGTAGCCGGATCAATATGCGCTTGCATATGCTGACCCACAGCCATTTTAGCAGCATTGACAAGCTGCTGCTGTTGCATGGCCTGCCCCTGCACAGCCATACTTTGGGCCTGCTGCATTGTCTGCAGAGGATTTTCCTCGGCAAAACGCGGAGGAGCCGGAGCTTGAGTAAAAGGAATACCATCAGCCATCTTTTTGACTCCTTAAATTATGCAATAGGGTTATATGTAGAAGGGAAGGGACCGCCGCCTCCAGTTCCCCATTTCAACAACTCTGGAATACCTGCATAATTCACGCCTTGATTAAACATTGGATTCATCGCAGCCGAATAAGCAGTCTGTGCGGGTGTGGAGAGCATTTTACCCGCACCGCCGAACATAGACTGCGTTCCGCCCGCAAGAGCATTGCCTGCGCCCATAATACCAGCACCAAAAGCATTACCTGCGCCCGTGGCTGCGCCGCCGATAAGACGAGAAGCATCCATCGCGGCATTCGCAATTCCGCCAGCAGCGCCCATACCCATCTGCGCTGGGCCGAACAGCATGTTGTAAGCCTGCTGATTTTGCAGCATATAATTTTTAAGTTGATCCTGAAAAGTCTGAGACGCAAGGCCCGTAGCAGTTTTTCCGATGTCCTGAATGACATTGCCGGAAAGACCCATGCCACGCGCCGCGCCGGTATTCGCCATACCGCCAAGCGCCTGCTGCCGAGCCCACTGATAACCCGGAGTGCTTTCCAACTGCGCTTGCGTGGGCGCAAAAGTTGAAAGCAAATTCGGACCACCGCCGCCAACACCAGCTTTCTGCGCCGCATTGCCAGTCAAATAGGACATCAGCAGATCAAGTGACTTATTGCCAGCAGTCGCATACGGCGACAAAGCGGCCTGTGCTCGACCAAAACCCTGTTCCGCCGCCTGCCCAGCAAGTATCGAGCCGAGCAAGCCCATCTGCCCTGCAGCCCGATTCGCCCCAGCCTGAGTTTGGCCGCTGAACATTCCGCCGATGCCAGAGAGAAGCTGCCCGCCTCCCATCATAAGTCCCATAGTTACGGGGTCCATAATACTCTCCTAAACCAGCGTGATTACTTTGTAGGTGTTAGCACCTATCACGATTGTGTCGATCTGTGCCCAGCCATTCGGAATAAGCGCAGCGTCGGGAAGCAAAACCGCCCCCGCCAAGGGCGCTCCAGTGGTTGCATCTTGCGTCGTCGGCACAGTGTTTTGAACAAGTGCGGAAAGAAGCAACTGCAACTGGCGCGAAATTGATCCGTCCGGCTGAATTAAGTTTTTCAAAGAGTTAGGGACGAGAGCACGTAACATTTACGTCTCCATCTTCTCAACATCAATGAATGCACCATTTAGTGCCGTGGCGCAAGCGGCAGTCCATGATAATTCAAACACTCGGTCACGAGCGAACCCTAATCTGTTCCAAGATGGGATTGCCTTGTATTGCCCGCCTTTGCCCAAAGACTGATGCACACCATTTCCAAACGTCACTCCACGATCATCACTCCAACGCAGCGTTAGCTGCGGATTAATGCCGGGGATCGGCTCCGTGCCGACTTCAATATCAGCCATGAATTGCCGATAGCTAATACGATCCAGGCTGCTGACGATGTGCGGAAAAGACCGCAATTTCAAAATCGCGCCGCCGTCGTCTGTGTAAGCGTGAAGGTCCCAGTTATAGAGTTTTCCGTTTTGCCAATCGCCGCAGATCGTTTTGCCGTAAGCAAACGCAACGCAGTTCGCACGGTGACGATGTAACGCCCCGTTATTGTCGAGCCACGCCCGCTCATGCCAAAGCTGCGTGGACAAATCGTAAACCCAAGTATGATCGGCAGATGGAAAAGTCAGCACATAGAAAATATGCGAACCTTGCTGATACGTGAAACCGATCGCATCGCTGATCGTTTCGTATCCACCGATAGCATCGCTGATCGCAGGAGTCGAAATGATGTCAGCCTTATAAGCTGTCCCCATCATCACCAAGGCTTCGCCGTTATTATCCTGCGACAAGAAGAAAATATTCAGGCCCCATTTCGCCAGCGACCGTTGCGCAGCAATTCCGTGCTGCAAAAACACACCGGGGATCGGAGCAAAAGGAAACGGATAAGTCCCGACATTACTCCAGACTTCCGTAGTCCGCCGACCGAAAGCCCAAATTTCTTTATGCACCACATCAATAATCTGCAACTGGTCCGCATCGCCGGAGATCGTGGCGTAGCCAAGAGTCGGATAAGTTTCCAAGCCAGAGTTGCTCGACTGAATGTTTCCATTCTGTGTGCTCGACACAAGGAACGTGTCAATGTAGCGGATTTGATTTCCGCCTAGAAATTCCGCAGGGCTAAACGGCGCAAATGCCAGAGATGTGAGGTCCACACTCCAGCCAAAAAGCGAGCCGTCCAGAATAATCAGCGTGATCTTATTATCATACATGCTGACTTGGCCAGATTGAGTCGCGATAGTGCCCAAAGGCTGCAACACAAAACTATCCGGCACATAATAAACAGTGTCACCGATGACCGCAAAAAGCAAACCATTGCTTGCTGTATAGAGCTGGCGCACTTCCGCAACATTTCCTTGCGTAAGCGTCACCAGCCCTGGAGTGCAGTAATGCGTATAAGGAACCTCAGCGTCCTTCGTGTTTAGTTCCGGGTATAAGTTTATGCAACGCTGGGCGTTAGCAATAACGCTTCGCGCTTCATACGCACCTTGAACTAACTGAATCTGAGGCATCTTAAACCCTTACGCGGTAAGCAGCGAGAACCACACGTTGTTCGTGGCGGCGACAAACAACACGCTTTTTGCAGCCGCAACGCTAATGCCAGTTGCCCCCGCCGTGCCATTGATCGTGTCCGACCCATTCGCAAACACCTGCACAGCGTCAGCCGAATCAGCATTGCGCAGCCACACAACGCTGCCCGCTACCGCCACCGGCAAAACCACGCTGTCAGCCGCCGTCGCAACAGTCGTAACCGTATTCGCACCGAGCACCAGAACAGGTGTAGAAGAATTACGCGCACCGCCAGCCAAAGCAGTGATACCATAATTCGTCTGCCACTGCGGAGTAGCCAACGCTTTATTAATCGCATCACCATCTTCAAGACGGAAACCAGACTGAAAACGATTCGGGATAGCCATGATATTACCTCGTCTGGTCCGAGTAAATATTATAGACGCCCGGACGGACCAAGTTATCCGGCATCACAAGGCTCGGTATCTGCGCGTTCGCAGACCGAATTGTTTGAAGCGCATCTGCAGCTAACCCTTCATAAGTCACGTCAGGCGGCAGGCGATAAGCGGCTCGCGTCCGTATCACAAGATTGTAATGGATCGCAGCGAGATATTCTGGCGGAAACACATACAACGAAGTCAAATTATCAAACATGCTCAACACATCTTTGAGCACGATGTGAACTTCGTAAAGGTTTGCCTGCGGAAGCGGCCAAGGATAAATGCGTCCGACCGGCCACGCGGAGTCGTAAAAGATACATTGCGAAAACGACACCAGACTTTTCAGCGTGATCCTCGCGTAGTCCTCGTATGAGAACAAAATTTGAAGCGGATAATCCACGTTCTGCGAATTGTTCGAGCCCGCCAACATGCGGAAATACGCAGTTTCAAGTTTATCCGGGCGAACCGACACATCAATATCGCAGCCAGGACCGACAGTGTAACTCTGCGCTCCCGTGCTCACCACGCTTTTATCGACAAGATGCCAGATCAGCCAGCGTTTCATACGCCACTGTGCGATCATCATGTTGAGGCGGATAAGCGCGTCGTTCACGTCTTCAGCCAAAAGCGTCTGACCAACGCCGAGCACACCAGCGTCTTTATACGCCAGATTGATAATGTCCAAAGCTGTGTAAGACGAAAAAGGCGTAGGGACAGTCGCGCCACAGCAACTTGTCGATCCCGGCAGAGTTTCAGCCAAGGCAAAGCAAGCGGTAAGCTGCGCAGCCGTCCATCCAAAAGTCGTCTGCGCCAGCAACGCCAAAGCATCTGTTTCTGCAACGCAAGTCGCAGCGTTAAACTGCACCCACGACGGGTCAGCTTTATCCGCCGAAACCGCTTGAAACAAAATTTCAAGGCTCGCCTGTTGAGCAACAGCCTCGAAAAATTGCTGACGTGAAACTGTTACTGCCATGTTTTACCCCTGCGCTTAATGCACAATTTCCCAAAAAACAGTCGAAGTATCTGTGGCGCTGCTGGAATCAATGTCGAAAGAAGTTCCAGCCACAATATTGCTAACCGACAAGTTGCCTAACACGCCGCCAGCCGTGCCTCTGGAAACAATCACCGTATCGCCCGCTAAAATTTCAGCAGTTATAACAGTGCAAGTGCCTGCAACAAGAACTGCTGTGCCCTGCCATCTTTCCTGCGAAACAGAATTAAATCTTCGTTGCACATAATTATTTCCGCCACCATCATAAAAATAATTAGTGAAGGAACCGCCAGCTGCATTGTGGAATAAATCTGTGCGATAAGTATTTCGCACAAAATAATGAGTATAAAGATTGATAGTTTTGTTGCCTTCAAGATATGCGAATGCGGTTACAGTTGGCCGCAGCCCGTCAATATACACACCTATTGATCCTACTAAACCTGTTCCGATAATTCTGTTATTTTTAACAGATATATCATTTATAGTTCCACGAAAACCAACATCCACAACACCCGCAGAAGTCCCAGCCAATCCAGATGTAACAGTAAAAGCGGCAGTTGCCAAACCGGCATCAATCATGCTTGCCACCACATATGTGCCACTCACCGGCACCGGATCAGGGCCGCTTGTTTTGAAAAATCTAAGAGCCACAGAACTGCCAACCACAAAAGTCTGATACGGTGCGTCAATCGTGACGGCAACAGCGCCAGTCTGCGAATATGGCGTAGAAGCATATCCCTGAAAACCAACTTGATTTACGTTTATCGAAGCAGCCCCATTCACAGAGTTTCCTTCGATTACGAGATTTTCCATGGCTCCCGTGGCTTCATTACCAACCCCATATACAGTATCTGGAGGCGTATAAGTCATTCCAACAGTAATACGACTGTTGAACCCGAACACATTATTATTTCGGAATGCAATATTCTGGAAAGCATTATACACCAAAAAGGCAGTATCAACTCCGCTAATCACATTCGAATAAATTTCGATATTTTTCGAAGGTTGCTGCCAGTTATAAGCAAGCACAGAAATTCCAACCCCAAGGCGATTAAAGGGGTCTTCGAGCACATTGTTACAAATGACAATATTTTCGCAAGAACCTGCATAATAACCTTGCAAGTAAATGCCGTTATAACTAAGCGTAGCATTTCCAGCGATTGTGAAATAATTGCCGTCAATACGACCTTCTTTCACTGAGTCAATTCGCATGATGGATTCAGCGCAATTCGTAACAACATTATTACGAACGGTGAATTTCGGCACACTCTGATAAAAGTCGATAGCTCCAAGTCGATGACTAAAAGTATTATCACGACCAGAGTGATCTATATTGTTATCCGCAACCAACACTTCGCCAGTGATAGCTGCTAACAAGATAGATGGCACCCCGACAGATGCAGTCGGAAACGGGGTGTTCAAGAAAGTGCTGTTAGTGACATTTATATTCTGCCACGTCACCGCTTGAATGTGCTGACAGTTATATCCCTGATCTTGTGCAGGTGACGTAAACTGGCAATGATCGACAATCAGCGATCCAGCAGCACTATAACAATACACCGCATTTGTATAAAGATTTTCAAAAGAGCAGTAATACACTTCAATGTTTGTCGCAGATGTAGCAGTATAAACCGCAACATTGTAATTTGTCGGATAATCAGCGCCAAAATACTGCGCCAAAGTTCCAAACATCATATCAAAGTTGAAACCAAAAATTTTCACACCGCTGGTGGACGAAAAATCAAAATACGACTTAACTCGAGTCGCAGTTCCTTTGATAGTCGCTCCGTAACCTAGAAGCGTAATTCCTGATTTTCCCGCAAACACAACCGCAGACGTTGTAGTGCTAGAAGAAGTTAGGACATAAGTTCCTTGCGGAAATTCTAATGTCCCGTCAGTAGGCAACGCATCTACAGCAAGTTGAATGGCAGCTGCATCATCGGCAACTCCATCACCAACTGCTCCAAACCACTTAACATTCAAATTACCGTCATACACTCGCAACCATGCTGCCGATCCATCACCACCAGTCGGTAAAATGATTGTGCCGCCATTATCGACATAAGTGCCAGCAGGCGCTCCCGTCACGCCATAAAATTGCCCGCCTCCGCCATCACCGACAACATTATATCCTGCCACAGTCACGACTTCACCCGACACTGGGGGCAAAGCAGCTAGATCGGCAAACAGCGCAACGCCAACAGGCAGTTCAATAGGGTTCCAAACCCCCGCAGTATTCAGATAAATCTGCTGCGTGGCCTGATCTATGCCTAAACTGATCTGCGTCGGAGCGACCATTTCACCAATCCTTTAATTGCAGCTTTTATTTCCACCAGGCAACTTCGCAGCTTGCTGGAAAAATTCTATCATGTTCATGTCATCAAGTCCGAATAGAACTTGATACAGACTTGCAAGAGAGTCCGTGTTGCTGATGCAAACCGCAGAATTGTATTGTATCCAATTCGGATTGGCTTTATCCGCAGACACGGCTTGAAAGAAAGTCTCAGCGTTTCCGTTTGCAGCCGCTGCCGCAAGAAACTGTTGTCTTGAAACTTTCGATCCCATTGTCTCGCCTTATACAAAAAGTTGGTGGTTATATTTCAAACCACCAAACTTCTTAACCTTCTTTTTTACCAGCAGGAAGCGGCAAAGATGCTTTCGCCTTGTCCTGTCCTGCCTTGAGTTCAGCAAGCTGCTTTTTCGCAACTTCCAACTCCATAGCCTTACGATCAAGTTCAGCCTGGAGTTCATCTTCTCGAGAAATATGCGCGCCCGGAGAACCAGTGGTGATAAATTCCACTTCCTCTTTCGCGTTCCCAACAATAATCGGAACAGTCTTTTTCTCGTCCCGATAACCAACAACTTTCGGATATTCCTCAAACTTATAATCAGGGAAATCCATGTTCTCGTAAACCCCGAGATACTGCTGTCTAGCTTTAGCCATTTCCATGCTCCTTAAAGATGCCGGGGGCCGAAGCCCCCAGCTTTTTGCGATTAGATGATGTCCGCGACAACCACGGCCCACTCAGGACGAACCCAGAGATAACCGTAAAGAACGTCCAGACGGGTAATGAACTGATCCGACTTAATGTCGAAGCCAGTGACCATGCGAAGCGACACGCCGTCCATACGCTCACGAGCGACTTCCTGCATGTTCTTCGGCATTTCCAGATCGGCGGTCGCCATCGTGACGGCATCGGGAATAAACGCAAGGTTCTTGCGATAAACCGTGCCCGTCAGCGTCAGGCTGTTAATCTGCGCGCCGTTCGCAGGCGAAGCAGTAACCGTCTGATACTGAACCGGATTACCACCGGACGGCGGAACGATAGCCGGATAGATACCCAGCACACCGCCAGCGTAGCTCGTCACAACGAACTGCTGCAGTTCACCCGTCGAAACCTTGGTGATGCGGTTGACCGCGTTCACGCCAGCAAAGGTGATAATGTCGCCAACGGTGAACGACGAAGCGCCAATCGTGATGTTAATGCTCGTGCCCGTCTGGTTCGCACCGTTGACGGTCGGAGAAACACCAGCGACATACGTGCCAGTCGTGTGCTTGATAACGGTCTGGTCTTCGAACCAGTCGAAGCCAATCGCGTTATAAACTTCACCCTTGCGATACTGCTCGGAGATTTCCGTGGCAGGGTTGAGCAGGCCGGACAGGTTCTGCACCGTGCGGGCCATGGAAACCGGATCAAGAATGAACTTGCGGTTATCCGTGGGGGCCGAACGCAAGGACAGCAGCGCCTTAGCCTGCAGCCAAGTGTCGAGCGTCGGACGAAGCAGATTGCCAGCAGCGTCAAAGTTGCCAACAAGGTTCGACACACCGCCTTCAACGCCAGACATAACGTCCGCCGCAACCGCGCCGACCAGATTGTTCACCGCCGGAGCAAGAATGCGCTTGGAGTAATCGTCCAAGGACATCGTGCGCTCGGCAGAGTTGAACGACACGTCAACGCCCTTCTGGGTGGCGAGCGTCAGTGTGGTGCTGGTTTCCGCCGTGTCCTGAATCTGCGCGACCGGACCCGTGCGAACGGTGTAGTCGTTCGGCAGGCGGATACGCAGGCTCTGGCCGATCTTCGCGCCGGTAATGGCGAACTGATCGTCATACTGCGTGTCGATATGCTGCAGGAACGAGTTGGTATTGACCCAGAGGCGAACGGCCTCACGGGTAATCATGTTAATTGTAAGAATTGTATTCGACATGGCCTACGGCCCTCCTAGTAAGTGCGCGGACGCGCTGTTCAAAAGCCAAAAGCATGGGGGAGTCCCCTGCGTTTCGACGGTGCCCGCGTCCGTCACTTTGTCGGGCCAGCCCAGACCACTTACCCTGCGGCCAGAGAGGGGGGATCGTAAGGTGATCCCGCCTACCTTCTGCGACGAGTTGCCTCGTTGCGTAATCTTGCCCATTCTTCCATAGAAATGTTGGGATCGTCAAGGGTCGCCGGAGCAGACCCGATACCCTGCACTTTCGGAGTAATGGGCGGAGGAGCAGACGAAACACGTTTCGGTGCGTTCAATCCACTCGCTAATTTTGCGACCGCCACCGCCTGCCTTGTCGGCGGAAGCATCGCAATCCGCGCTGCTTCATCAGGGTTCTTTGCCAGATGATAAAGCACGTCCTGCGGATTTCCAGTTTCAATCGCAGCTTCTGTCAGCGTGGTCGGAATACCACCTAAAATCTGAGCCATGTTGTTAAGCTGCGGAGCCCAATCGCCAAACTTGTTCAGGCCCTCATTCCAAATCTTGTCAGTCGTATCTTTCCAAGCCTGCTGTTTGGCGAGTTCCTGGGCCTGCCGGTGAATTTCCAACTGCACGGTGCGAGGATCGTAACCAGCATCCTGCGGCTGTTCATAAGCCTGCGGCTGCTGATAGTATTGAGCCTGCTGCAGTCGTTCTTCAAGTTCACGCTTTTGGCGAGTAAGCTGGCCGATGCGGTCAAGCAGGCCCTGCGGGGGTTTCGCAGAGCTTTCATCGGGAGCAGCATCGTGGGGAACGCTATCTGCTACCGTTTCTTGACCAGCATCGGCCACAACGGGAGCCTCGACAGCGGCTGGTGCCTCTGGCGGTGCCGCGCCCTGCTCTCCGTCACTTTGGCGCATCGCGCCTTCCCAAAAACTTTGCATACTTAGAAGTGTTTTCATGTTAGGCTCCTGCACCGTGTTTCATTTGAAGGACGCCCTCACGTCCTCGACGCAACGTAGCGTCTTTCACCAAGGCATCATATATCTCTTGCTTCAAGTTGTCATCCATGTTCGTAGT